TATAGACCCGGCTTTTTTACCCTTAAAGGTAGCTCCATGTGATTCACATACATCTTCTATTAAAAAGAGATCGTTTTCTCTACATATCTGTAAAAGCTCGTCTGTAAGGCCATTTAAACCTAAAACGTGAGTTAAAAATATAGCTTTAGTTTTTGGTGTGATTGCTTGCTTTAATTTTTTAATATCAAAACTTAAATTTGTAAGATTGATGTCCACAAAAACCGGGTTGTGACCGGTGTTAACGATACTAGCAACATCTGAAACCCATGTAAGCGGTGGTACAATAACTTCACAACAACCGTATTTGTAGTGCAATAGTCGCATAGTCGCATAGTTTGCACTCGAACCGGAGTTTACAAATACACTATGCTTTACACCTAACCATTCAGACCATTTTTTTTCAAACTCTTCTATCTTTGGACCGTTAGTAAGTCTAGGAATGGGGTCTTGCTGGAGAAACTCTACTAACTCGTCAACATCGGTACGAGTTATATTATCTGACATTAATGGTATGTTATAATTCATTTTTCGCTATAATAATCTCCCCATTCTACTAAAATTGTTGATTTACCGTCTTCACGCTCTAGAGCTTTTGTATAAGCAGGGAAAATATCTTCTGGTTCATCTAAACGAATTACTTCTACATTGTTACACATACTAGTAAATGCTTCAGTATAATCACCTGTATGTTGATGGTGTGGGTGTAGAGGTCTAACGGAACCAATACCCGTTCTAATAATAGCTTTTGTTTTAAACTTTGATATCATTGGAAATTTATCCAAATGATTTACAATTTGATTTGTACCTAATAATAAAAAATTCCACCTTGGAAAAATACTCACGGGGATTTTACCAGCAAGCGTAAGACCGTTTGTTATACCCATTTGCAAATCTTCACAGACAGGGAGTTCAAGCTTTTTATCACTGGATACATCTTTAAGTGTGTTTGACATTGCAGTACCCGCGCAAGCTACCGCTTGCCCAATAAACAACGTATCTGAATGAGATGCTAGCATCTCCATGGCTCGTTTTAATTCATCAAAGTATTTCATAATTAAAATTGTACTCGTTGACCAGCGCCGGCATGGGGCCATTTGGTTTCATATTTATAATGATATACATAATCATCGTCTATTCCATGGTAAGGATGCTCTTTTGTATTCCAAGTTTCTTTTGTATCTGTACAAACCGACTTACCATTATCTTCAATTATAAACTTAATAGGTAGCTCATGAGCTTTTGAATATCTCAAGCATTCATCAAAGGAACCTGTAAGAGAGGTCATATCACCTACAAAGCAATAAACTTTATTATTACCACCACTTCGTTTAATATCTAAAGCTAAACCAACACTAATAGGTAAAATACCTGTTACAATTGCAGAAGAAAAAATTCTATATTCCGGGAAGCTTAAAGAGATGGACCTACCAGCCATAATTTCAGCTTTGACCTGTTCTGGGGGCACCCCTTTAAGTAAACATTGATAGTGACTTCTCCAGGTACATAAAACCCAGTCATCTTTGTTAATATTTTTAAATATCTTAATACTCTCTTCTTCGTTACCTGAATATAGATGAACAGGAGCCTTAATTTTTGAATTATTAAACTCTTTAGCTATATCTTCTTCAAAATTTATTAAGTCTTCTTTAGTCATTATTTAAATTTAATTTAATGTTTAGGGCTTGTTGTGATATTAAATTAAAAAACGATTTACAGTTTCTAATTTCTGGAAATCGTCCGGAAAATGTATTGAAGTTATAGTCCGGCAGGCCGAAACCCCATTGCGGTAATTCTTGTTCTTTGATATACCCTTCCTCCTCTTTAGTAGACGTTATGGTCTGTTCTCTTATATAAAAATTTTTTATTCTAGTTGTTATTTTTATATTATGTCTTAAGGCTAGCACAGCACCTAATATTGTAAAATATGCATCAATACTTGCCATCCAAAATTGCCCAGAAATTATATTAAATAATTTTTTCGAGAAAATAGGACAATATTCGCCAATATATTGATTTAAATTAGACCATAATATAGTTTTTTGACCAGTAATAATTTCATTAAGCTCGTTCTGAGTTACATAATTAAAGTCACACCAATTATTAAGTGGCATAAGGTCATCTTGCGTTGCGCAACGAATTCCGGGGCCCCAAACTCCGGAGTTGGTAGGGAAGCTTAAAGAGATGGACCTACCAGCCATAATTTCAGCTTTGACCTGTTCTGTAGTTGGGCTGTCGACAGTTTCCGAGCAAGGACCAATAATAAGCATCCCTTTATTTACTTTAAGAGAGAAGTTGTATAAATTTAGTATATTTGTGACCCAGTTAGTTTTTGTAAAAATAAAATCATCTGCTATGTTCATGAACATAACAGATTCATAACTTGCTAGAGTACCGAGGTAGCTTAGTACGTTATGTAAATCTCCTCGACCTTCACCTCTCTTATAAATATAGATTCGTACATGTACCCCTTTATAATTTCTGTGTAATTCATAATATTTTCCTTTATGTATTACTTTAAACGTGTTTATTATTTCATCTGGAATTGAAGTATCATCTAAATCCATTTTAATTAGTAATTCTAATCGTGTTCGCTCTTCTTCTGTTGTTGTATCAATAATCGATTCTAAGCATCTAAATAAATTACACGTTGGATTATTTTTAAATCTTAAACTAAACATTATAGACATTATAGTATTTCCTATCTCTGGCTTCTTATACATTTCACCCAGAGCTTTTGTACGTAATAATGTACCAATATCAGACATTATTTGTATAACCTCCTATTAAGTTTTACCTTTGTCATTTTTTCAATATTATCTACTTGCTTCTGCCCGTATTTTCCCCGTACAAGATTCAGAAAGGGTTCGTAACTATGATATTCATTATATGCTTCATCTCTAAATTTTAATATGTCAGCTGCTGTACATTTATCTGTTCGTGATGGTAGAGTATCGTAACTAAAGAAAGAATAACCTTCATACGTCTCAGGTAACTGATATCCTTTATCAATTGCATCTCTATATAATTGGCTTCCTGGTAATGGCATTGCTGCATATGCATTCCACCCCATAGTACATAAATTTTTACTAAGTTGTAATGTTTTTTGCATGGATTCCTGAGTATCGCCAGGTAATCCAAAGATATAATTACCCATTACATTAATATCTGCATCATGTATCTGTTTAATAACCTTTTCTATATCAACTTCCTCAAATTTACCCTTGGCAACTTCTAATCTTACCGACTTTTCACCACTTTCTATGCCGAGTGCTAACCATTTAATACCGGCGGATCTGACTGTAGTTAAAAGATCCGGTCTTCGTATTGTATCAATCCTAGAATATGCCCACATTGTTAATTTATCAACATATGAACGTTCACTAAGGGCTAAACACAGGGGTTCGTAGTACTTTTTATTGAATAAAAACAATTCATCTGTAATTTTTATAGTATAAACGCCTAATTCTGCTAATTTATCAAATTCTTTAATAATAAACTCAGGAGACCAGTGTCTCATAAGGCTATAATTACCAGCAACACCAATTTCTTCATTATCATTGCGGTTTAGTATATTAATCATGCAAAAATTGCATCCAAACTGGCATCCTAGTGAAGTTTGAATAGCAGCATAGGGAGAACGCTTGGTTTCATCGTATTCTGCATGCCACATCGGAGCTCTATACAAGTCTAACGGTGCTTTGTCGTATGGTAGTAGATCCCACGCATATCCAGGTAGATCTACGTCCATTCTATCGCGAGGGACCACCTTTTCAGGGGGATTAAACGTTGGTTTACCGTCTTTTCGCCATACAATGCCGTTAATATCACCTAAATCGTTAATATCTATGCTTTTTAGGCTTAAAACGTTTCTTAAAGAGTAAACACCTTCATTTGCAAATACAAAATCAATAGAAGGTTCATCTTTTAATGTTTTTATTGGGAGTGCTTGTACATGTGAACCAATATAAGCTATAGGTGCTTTAATATTATGCTCTTTAAGGTAGGTGGATAGATATAATGCACCAGACATGTTAACCGTGCCGGCATTTACATTTTGACCATATACAACAAAGCATATAAGACGTGGGTTTAGCTCTTTAATACGCTCTAAAACATCTGAACCTGTTAATTGTTCGGCGTTTGCGTCGCATATACCAACTTTATGCCCTATAGACCTGCATGATTCTGCAAGTAATAGTGACCATGTAGGTGGTTCAATGGCGGCATACTTATCAGCAAGGTCTTGATATATACCTTTACTGTTACCTGGTGATATAAATAATACGTCAATCATAAATTTGTAAACTCTCTATCTCTAAATGTTGTAATAAGTTGGTAACCTTTAATTAATTCTTTAATTCCATCATCTAATGTAAATTTTGGTGACCATCCTAGACTTTCTAGTTTTTCATTGGAAACAATATAGTTCCGCTTATCGAAATCTTCAGTAAATTCTTCTTCTATAATTACTAATTTCGGAATATATTGCTTAATACGTTGAGCTAGTTCTAATTTGCTTAGATTAGCCATAGATAATCCTACATTAAATGGTTCACCCACACATTTATCATAATTTTCTATTACAAATAAGAACGTATTGGCGATATCTCTCACGTGAATGTAGTTTCTCTTAAAGGATGATTGAAACAACACAAGTAGTTTATCCGTAACTGCACGGTATACAAAATCATTAACAAGAAGATCTAGTCTCATTCGTGGAGAAAGACCGAAAACTGTTGCCAGCCTTAACACTACACCTGATCGATTACTATCCAACACAGCTTCTTCGGCAAGACATTTTGTTTTTGCGTAATGTGAAAGAGGTTTAAATGGACTGTCTTCTGTAATGATACTTTCGGAAGAACCATATTGAGAGTTTGTATTTGGAATTATTAATTGTTGGTTTTTTGATGTATTGTTTACAATTGTAACAATTTGCTCTAAATTAATCTGTGAAGCTAATTCCGGGTTACTATCACACGCGGGCATTCCAACAATAGCAGCTAGAGGAATTATAATATCAAAATCTTTTAAATTTACTAATGATGTTAAAAATCTAACATCACCTTTAATAAATGTAAAGTCCTTGTTGTAACAATAAGAGGTTAAACTCTGTTGTTTATAGATAAGATTATCAACAACAGTAACTTTATACTTTTTATCAAGAAGTAAACCTACTAAAACACTTCCTAAATAACCTGCTCCTCCTGTAATTAATACTTTCATAAATTAACTGTCTCTACTTGATATTATAGCTTTGGTTAGATCAAATGGCCAATTGAAATCATACTTTTTATCATGCCATTTAACGGTATATTGGCTGTTCACACCTCCATAATGCTCAGTCATCTTATAACTAAATAAACATTCATCACTAATACAGTAGTGACCGTTAACACAATCTGCAGGTACTAATACTTGCTGTCTTGTTTTATTATCTAAGTAAAACTCTGCCCATTTTTTAGTTGATGGCTGTGCAACAACTAGGTATATCTCTCCATATAGACATGAGATAAGTTTCCATGTCTTATTATCTCCATGTAACCCTCGAAATACTCCCTGCCTTGATTTCGAAAACGTATCTAAAACAAAATCTTTATCTTTGAAGCCACTAGCAGCTCTTGCAACTGTCTTTTTAAACTCCAAACTATCATATAACTCGAAATTATGTCCTCTCTCGTCTTCATATATGGTGGGAGTTATTACAGTTAACCCTCTAATACCTTTAACATTAAATTTTTTCATTTGAATATATCCCAATTTTGTAGGTTTGATTTTAATTCTGCTGCAAGGCAGTCAGTTTTAAAATCAACTCTCTCTCCTAATTCTTTTGAGATTACATTTTTAGCGTTATTTCTCACACCATTTATTGAGTGTGTGAGTTTTAACAATAGAGCTTCTTTATCATCTGAATTGCTCCTCACCTTACTTTCATTTTCCCAAATATATCTATTTGAAAGCATAACAATGCTAATTGCTCTTATAAGCTCAGCTGTAATGCTTACATCTTTTTCTTTAATAATAGAGTCTAAATCGTGTTTTATGTCTTTTATCTCCTCATCATATGCTACTTTATTTTCAGGTATAAAGATAGACTTTAATTGACAGATAGTCATTCTATCAATTAACTCTGCAAAGGTTGGTAAGTACTTTCTATTTGTCATTTTTAATTTCTTTTAGTATTTGAATAACTGATTCAATCTTTGCATCTTGTACTTCTGTTGGACCTACTCCATGTTTGTCAGTAAATTTAAACCACGCATCATTAATATTTGATTTCCAGTCTTTTCTCGGTCTAATGGCAGAACTATCCTCAGAGCATGCCTGCTCTTCAACATAGTCTAAACTATTACTGATATCAGGCCACCACCAATATGGTGTACAATATTTAGATTTTGCTAATTGATAAGAATGATCGACATGTTCAAATGCATTTGTATAATTTTCATCATGCAGCCCGATATCTTCTAGGCATTCTTTTGTATAAAAGCAGATAGCACCAACACAATGCTGATTTAGGGAGATTTTTATATCACCGTAATCAATTACCTTACGTGGTACAGGAACCCCGCCACTAATACCGGCTTTATTTGCCGGGCCATGATATGCAAACATAAAATGATGTATACCAGTTTTTTTATAAGCTTTAATGTACTGCTCGAAAAGGTTATCTTTAAAAAGCATATCGTCTTCAACAAGAATAATATAATCACACCCTTTTTCTAATAAGTGTTTAATAGCTTTATTTTTAGCTTTTCCAACACCTTCTCCTCCATTTGTTTTTAATACTGGAGCTCTTGCATCTTTAAGAGGGCCTTCACCATCATTTACAACAACAATATAATTATACCACTTATGATCTATAGACTCTCTACACTTTTTAAAAAAGTCTGGCCTATTACATGTGATAATACCAACACCTACCGTTTCATTCATATACCAAACCGTTTAAATAGTTCCTTTTCTTTTTCTTCCTGATCTAATGCGGCTTTCTGTTGAATTACTAGATCTTCTAGCTTATCTATATCACTAAATATCGATGCATCATCTCCATACATCCCGCCTTCAGGTGTGACGTATTCAGCTATCAGATCTATTCTTTCCTGGCTTTTATGTGGAAGTTCAATTATACAAGGTGAATCGCCTTTTGGGAAAAACACATCAGCTTCTGGGTTTTGTGTATATTGCATATACAAAGAATGGAAAATATTATCTACTTCTTTAATAAAATCTTTACTAGTATCTCTAACCCCGTCGTCTTGTATTGTTTGACTTTCATCAAATCTACATAAAAATATTATGTCTAAGAATCTCATGGACTCTTTCATTAGCTTAATATGTTCAGCTATATATGCGTTTGTAAAACCTTTAACTTTCTTCTCATTACACCACATTGAATATGCAATATTGTCTAAAGGGCATCTGTCGAATACCATATTACTACCCGCTTCTGCAGATTGAATTTGATCAATCATAAAATCGAGGATCTTTTCCTGTGTCTTTGTAGTTGTTTTTGAGGAATGTAGAAGTTTTTCTTCCTTTAGAAGATCTCTGTAGGTCTTATTTGGTGCTGTGTAATTGCTCCAGGTGTATAAAAAGCTTTTTATTAAAGTAGTCTTACCGCTATTACCTGTCCCTGAAAATGCAATTCTCATACTATATATATATGGTTAAACCTTTAAAGCCATATCCCAAATTAATAAATGTAACCTAGGCGAAAAATTCACATTCATAGCTTTAGCATATTCTGCTACAGCTGGTGCATTTTCAATATGTTCTTGTCGACTACCGGAGCAGGGCATAAACCAGATTCTATGTTTTGGGACATTTATTTTTTCATTATCTACAAATTTACGCCATATTTCATCTATATCTTCTGAAGAACTAACAACAAATTTAAAACCTGAACCAATATCTCTATGCCATTTTAATACCTCGGGTTTATATGTTTTTTCTTCAGGATCTCCGTTTGATGTTAATTTTGGTGATGTTGTAAAGGTTACGAAAAACTCCTTTACCCATCTTTCATCAGGTTGAATTGTAGCATTAGTTTCAAAATCAATTACAGGGTGAAAGTTATAATTATGTATAAAAGCTTCTATAAATTTAAGAAGTTGTTTTTGTTGTACTAAAGGTTCACCACCGGTAATCTTCAAGATTGCCCCTTCACGTAATTTATCTACTAGATTGAATTCTTCAAAATATTTAAATATCTCATTAAATGTCATCTTATTTTTGATTGACCAAGAAATATAAGAATCACAACCATGCGGTGAATCAGCTGAAGCAAAACCTTTACATGTCAAATTACACATCGATAGTCTAAAAAATACTGCCGGCATCCCAGCGTATTCCCCTTCTCCTTCAAGTGTATAGAATGCTTTATCGTCAGATACAATGAGAGTCTCCTTAGTACAATCAATCATTTTATAAATTATATTATATGTGCTTAGTATTTTCAACTAAATATTAATACATGAGTGTAAAATCTGCGCGTCTACGCCGGGTGAGTTCTGATGTTGAGCTCACAGAATCATTACAAAAAAATTGGTTATTTAACTTTAAGCTTAAAAGGCCCTTTTACTTTAATCCAGCACATAAAGAGT